AACTGCAACATTTTCAACTTCTAAATCGTCAATAAAAAAGTTATTAAAAAATCCAAGTTGTCTTTCTAGTTCATTATCTCGATTATCTAGTCCGACGCCAGCACTGCGCATCAAAAGTAGACTATCTTCTAAAACTGCTTGAGGATTTCTAGGTGCTGTTAACAAATTAACATAGCTATTACTATTGAGCATATAAAGAGATATATTGTAAGTATAACTGCTAAAATTATCTAGTTCATTAGGACTAATGTTTATAGGCACAGAAGGATTTAAACTAAAATTTGATGTTTTTGCATTTCCTCCCGACACAGTATTTCCAGAATTTATAGTAATTGTTCCTGTATCTAAAGTCAATGGTAGTCCAGGAAAAAGTTCACTTACTATATTTTTTTCTTGAGATTTACCACTTAATGCTAATAATTGTCTATCTGACAAGGTTTCGGGAACGAACGAACTTTCTTCAGGAACGTCATTGCTTATAGATTTATTGCTAGATCCATTATCTTTAATTAATGTTCTACCTACTTTAAATTTTGTTATTCCGGTTGTTTCGTCAACTTCCTGAGATAAAGTAACATCCCAATCAGGCTGATTGTTAGTAACTATTCTTTCTCTTATTTGATTTTTTGTTTCATAATTTCCTATACTAGCTACAGTTTGTGCTGGAACCTTAATAGGATCAGGCTGTTCTTCTACTAAACTTAAATCTTGAGGTGCTGGATCGTTAGGTTTCCATGTATCTGCCATTTTACAATCCCAAAGCTACTTCTATTTTATCCTTTTTAGGTAGATAGAATTTTGTTCCGGCCCGGAAATCCCATATCGGGTCTTCAAAAACATTAGGATTTCTCGCAATGAATACCCACCATAAATTAGAATTTTTATAAAGATCAAATGCTAATAAATCTGGTCTATATTGATGTACAAGAGTAAGCGTATGCAATACATCATCTTTTGCTGCAGGTATTCTTCTATTTTCTAAAACATCTAAATATGTTCCATAAAAAGTAGTTGTTGCATAAGGACTATCATTTTTATATTCCACTGTCATTAAATAAATCCTCCAGAACCGCCTGGTCTACCAATCTCGTCACCCCTAGCAAAACTTTCAAGACTAAAATTACCAATTTGGTTTCTACTGTAAATAGGTAATAGACTAAAGTTTATATTCATAAGAGTAGGAACCATAGTTTTTGTTGCTGCGTCAGGTGCTGCAGCAAGTGGTACTTCTATATAATCTGTTGCTCCCTCAAAATCATGCGAAAATGCTTGTAATACTACAGGAACACTATTAAATTGAAAAGGGCCATACCCACTCAAACGCAACACAGGCGGAGGAGTACCTCTTAACGCATCTTGACCAAAAAACATTTTATGGATACTACGCATAAAATGCAAAACTGCTAACATATATCTAGCTTCATCTGCAGTATTAGCAGTAAATTGACCAACAACTGTAATACTATCTGTTGAACTACTTCCATAACTATGCTGAATAAAATTACTATGACTCGGTTGCATTCCTGCATAATTTGCACTGTGCGCTACGTTTATTGTTGGTGTATATGGAAACAATACGCCACCTGTCTCTAACAATGGATTTAAAATTTTGTTATTAGGATCTTTATAAAACAAAGGCCCACTATTAGGACTAAGTGAAATTCTAACTCTTGTATCATTTTCTCTAAAAGTAGCAGTAAGAACATTATCTGCTCCCGGAATAAGTCCGATTATATCTAGGCCAGCAGATATAAGTCTGTTAGCACTAGAATCTAATACACTCCGACCAATTTTGCTCAAAGCACTATTTCCAGGTATCAACTTATCAATCGCATCATCAGCGTATGATCTTGCTTTGTTTTCTATTTTGTTTCCAACACTAAATTGACTTGCCATTAAAAATCCTTGTTTTTATTTTGCATAAGTATATTTATAGGCTGTATAATATACGTATATTAAAAGGAATCCCAACCACATGATTAAACGGAGAAATTATCTAAACAACAGAGATCTGTTGAAAGAAATTCATTTAAGTAAAAACACATATTGTAGTTTTGTCGACGACGATGTAGACAACGTTTATGATATTATTTTATCAAATATTGAAAAAATTAATATCAGAACAATTGCAGAAGCAAAAAGAAATCGTGCCAATCGAATCCAGAAAGCAGCATATGAAGCTGCAAAAGCGGAAAATAAAAAAGTAAAGCAGGCAGATTTTGAAGTTGATTGGAAAAAAATCAACAAAGAAGATTTAGTGTTCCGTATTATGACATTTGATCATATACCGCTACAACCTGGTCGTAAAAAAAATCCTAAAACAGTTGCTGATCATCACATACAGTGCAATTTTCCACCATTCCAACACTACAGAGTGGATATAGATGGTAATCCGTATTGTGTAGGAAAAAGTCACTGGGAAGGTGGGTTAGAAAACGGGTCATTTAATAAAACACACGGACACACAACAAATAAGCTTGCACGTATGTACATGAAGCTTTGCGAACGGTACGGCACAAGATCAAATTGGCGAGGTTACACATATAATGACGAAATGAGAAGTCAAGCGTTGCTTCAACTAACACAAATTGGACTGCAATTCGACGAAAGCAAAAGTGAAAACCCATTTGCTTACTATACTGCAGCAATTACAAATAGTTTCACTCGTGTTCTTAATTTGGAAAAGAAAAACCAAGCAATTAGAGATGATATACTAGAAAATGCAGGTCTCAATCCTAGCTATACTCGTCAGACAGAAAACGAATTAAATAAAAGTTCAGATCCTGTATAAAAATGAAAAAGTTAGAGCTATTAACTGTTGGATGTAGTTTTACTGCAGATTGCGGTTTTACAGATGAAAATAGAAAAAAATATCACTGGCCAGAATTATTTGCTAAAAACTTTAATTATAATTTAAATAATCATGCAATAGGCGGTATGTCAAACGAAGAAATATTTTATCGCACTATACATGCTATAACAAAAAATGACTACGATTTAGTAATTGTAATGTGGAGCAGTTTACACAGAAAATGGCTATATTTCAATGAAAACAATGTAGACGATTTTGTTTCTGCAAACTTTGGAAGTAATAACAATTTTGCTGTACAAGAGTTTGCTAAAGTTTATTACGCATACTTCTCAAATCATTACATAGAAATTAAAAAATGGCTATTATCGTGTATTGCATTACAAGAGATACTAAATTCTAAAAAAATAAAATGGAGATTTGCAAGAGGTTTTAACAATCATATCGATGAGTTTTCTAATATAAATTACAAAAACAATGCGTGGTCAGGAAATACTACACCTATCAAAAGAATTTTAGATTGGGAAAATAGACCCGACGAATACTTACACGAAAAAATATTAGACATTCAATATCTTATAAAAAGGCTACAAAAAGACAATTGGATAAATTTATACACATCTCCGTTTAACCAATTATCTACTGACGTAGCAGACGATAATCAACATCCAGGACCCGAAGCAAACAAAATATTTTTGCAAGATCTTATTGACAGCTTTGAAAAATTACAGTAAAATAGTATTATGAGTTTATTCAAACGGGCCGCCGTGTTTACGGATATTCACTTTGGCAATAAAAGCAATAGCCAAACGTTTAATCGCGACTGTTTAGACTTTGTAACTTGGTTTTGTAAAGAAGCTAAATCACAAGGTGCAGACACTTGCATTTTTATGGGCGACTGGCATCATCAACGTGCAAGCATAAATGTTGCAACTCTGAATTATAGCTTACAAGCATTGGAATTACTTAACGAAAACTTCGATACCGTACACTTTATCCCAGGAAATCACGACGAATACTACAGAGATAAACGTGATTTTAACAGTATTGCATTTATTAAAAAGTTTGAAAATATACAACTTTACAACGAAATAACAACAGTTGATGGCGTAGCTTTTGTGCCATGGCTTGTTGGTGATGAACATAAAAAAATGCAAAAACTTAGTGCAGATTATGTAATTGGACACTTTGAGTTACCACACTTTTATATGAATGCAATGGTTCAGATGCCTGATCATGGTGAATTAAATCATAAAGATTTTGGACGTTGTGGTACTGTTTTTACTGGACACTTTCATAAAAGACAAGAAAACGATAATGTTGTGTATACAGGAAATGCATTTGCGCACAATTATAGTGATGCATGGGACGACAATAGAGGTATGATGATACTCGACTGGGACGGAACACGTGAATTTATTTCATGGCCCGAACAACCTAAATATCGTGTGCTTAAAATAAGTCAACTGCTAGAAGGGCCAGAAAAATATCTTAGTCCTAAAACATATGCCCGTGTTAATTTGGATGTGGATATTAGTTATGAAGAAGCAAATTTTATTAAAGAAACATTCTTAAGCGAATATTCTCTACGTGAAATGAGTTTAATACCTATGAAAGCAGATGATTTGGACATGTCAGATGCACAAGGAGAAATTAATTTTGAAAGTGTTGATACTATCGTAACAAGTCAATTACAACAAATTGATAGTCAACAGTACGATTCTAAACTAATGTTGGATATTTACAGAAACTTATGAAAAATGTTTATCTAAGATCTTCTTATCTAGAAATTATAAAACAAAAATATAATATTTTACTTCATGTATCTCAAACCAATTTTGATTTGAATTTTAACGAGTTTGAAGAAAATATTAAATCTTTAAAGAAAGAGTATTTTTTACCCAATGAAAGAATACTAATAGAAATTACAGATACGCAAGCATATGATGTATACAATAAAGAAACCAAATATGGTCTACTGACAAGAAATATTATCGACACTTTTATCGAATATGATATTCCACTTTTTACAATGTTTATAGTGACTAACAATTTTTATCTTCGTGAAGAAATCAATACTATTGTTCCGGAACAAGCAAATAATATCACTGTGTTTTTCACATTGCGAGGTTTTTCCATGTATGGAGGTTCCTCTAAATTTTTAGATAGACCATTTTGTTTTGATAAAATCAAAAAAAATTGTTTAACGATATTAGGCTATGATCGTCTTCACAGACGTGCATTGTATCAGGTATTAAAAAACAAAAAAGAAAAAATTGCAATTTCATACAGAAAAGTAGATAATAAAAATTTTTAAACTAAATGACAAGACTTTTTTTATATCCCAACCAACGACATCAACAAACTTGGTACGAGCCAATAGTTGCTGATAAACCATATAAAGATAGCCTAATATCGAACGTAGAAAATGTAGATTTCTTAAACTTAGATTTATACACAGAACATTACAAATATATCGGTTTAGAAATTGTTAGCGAAACAGTATTTGATTATTATCAACCTTTTGTTTCTGAAAAAACATTAAGGCCTATTTTTAACAAAAGATTTTTTATTATCCTAAGCGGACCTGGAACTCTTAAGCTTTTGCAAAATTTAGGATTTAAAACATGGAATCATATCATTGATGAAAGTTACGATAATGAAAAAGATTATATAAAAAGATATAATTTAATTTTAAAAGAAATAGAAAAATTTTGTAATAAAGACATAAATGAAGTAAAAAATCTTGTGAAAAACAATAAAGATATGTTAGAATACAATTACACATTGCTGAAAAATCTAGAAGAAAAAGAGATAGAATGTTTAAAATCGATTCTTTGACAGTAAAAAATTTTATGAGTGTAGGTAATACTACGCAAGCTGTTGACTTTAACAGAAACGACTTAACACTTGTATTGGGAGAAAATTTAGACACAGGAGGAGGTGACGCTGGTAGCCGAAACGGCACAGGAAAAACTACTATCATCAATGCACTAAGTTATGCGCTGTATGGAAATGCACTCACTAACATACGCAAAGATAATCTAATTAACAAAACTAATGGTAAAGCAATGTTAGTTACTGTTGAATTTGAAAAAGACGGGTTACAATATCGAATCGAGCGCGGGCGTAAACCTAATGTACTGAAATTTTATATTAACGAAAACGAGCAAGAATCTAATGATAACGCCCAAGGTGATAGTAGAGAAACGCAACGTGCTATTGAAACATTGCTAGGCATGAGCCATGATATGTTTAAACATGTACTAGCATTAAACACATACAGTGAACCGTTTTTGAGTATGCGTACTAATGACCAACGTGCTATCATCGAGCAATTACTAGGTATTACTATTCTCAGCGAAAAAGCAGAGAATCTCAAAGAGATGGTGCGTGTTACTAAAAACAAAATTCAAGAAGAAGAATTTCGCATTAAAGCAATTGAAGATGCTAACGAAAAAATTACAGATCAAATAGAAGCATTAAAACGTAGGCAGTTAATTTGGCTTAATAAAAAAGAGGAAGATATACAAAATTTAGAAAAAGCTATTAATGATTTAAGTCATGTTGATATTGATGCAGAATTACGTGCGCATACAGCATATAATTCATGGAATATTTTGAACACAGAACAAATACAGTTACAAAAAGATATTGCAAGTTTATTAGCACAAGAAACACGTGCTAGCAAAGACGTTGATCGAACAGGAAAGGCAGCAAGCAGTCTTAAAGAAGGAAAATGTAGCACATGCAAACAAAGTGTAGATCACTTGGAAACACATCAAAAGCATGTAGAAAAAGCGGAGAAAGAATATGAAGAAGCAAGTGATTTCCTTAGAGAGTTACAGGAAGCAATTGCAGAGCTCAGAGGAAAACAAACAGAAGTTCCAGCGAGACCGATTACATTTTACGATGTTGTTGACGATGCACACAACCATCGAACAACCTTATCAACTCTTGAATCAGAACTACGAAATAAAACAAATGAAAGTGACCCATATTCCGATCAAATTGTAGATATGGAAAAAACTGCAGTACAAGAAGTAAACTGGGAAACAATTAACGAACTTACACGTGTACAAAATCATCAAGAATTTTTGTTAAAACTTCTCACAAACAAGGATAGTTTTATTAGGAAGCGTATTATTGATCAAAATCTTGCTTATTTAAACACAAGACTGGATGGATATTTAAACGCAGTTGGATTACCTCATACAGTTGTTTTTAAAAATGATTTAAGTGTAGAAATACAAGAACTAGGCAGAGACTTAGACTTTGATAACTTGAGCAGGGGCGAACGCAACAGACTTATACTTTCATTAAGTTGGGCGTTTCGCGATGTTTGGGAAAGTTTATATCAGCCAATCAACTTGTTGTTTATTGACGAACTGGTTGACAGCGGCATGGATAGTGCTGGTGTAGAAAATGCTATGGGTGTACTAAAGCGCATGAGCAGAGAAAGAAATAAAAGCATTTGGCTAGTAAGTCATAAAGATGAACTCATAGGCAGAGTCAACAATGTCCTTAAAGTTATCAAAGAAAATGGCTTTACTAGTTACGACACTGATGTGGAATTAGTATAAATCTAGCACCGAAACACCGGCACATAGAAGTAAGTAATATCTGCACACTTAAATGTTTACACAATGATAAGATAACTAAACTAGCACAAACAAAATTTAATTTGAAATATAAAGACTTAGATACTATACTAAAAGACGATTATTTAAAAAGTTTGATAATTTGGAATGAAAAACTAAATGTATCAAATCTAAGTTATGTGACAAAGATCATATAACAGAATGGTAAGGAGACAACAATGTCAACACACGAAGAAATTGTAAATGCATACGAAGACTACTTAATGGAAGTAGCTAAATTTGAAGATAAAGGCGTAAAAGCTTCTGCAGCTAGAGCACGTAAAGCACTAGGAGATTTGGGAAAATTAGCAAAAAACCGTCGTGCAGAAATTCAAGAAAAAAAGAATTCTATGTAAAAATGCATATATACAAAGTACATGGAACCTTGGTATTACAACAATGAAATTGTCGAAGAACTACCAGAAGGTTCTGTGGGCTTTGTATATTTGATTACAAATTTAACCAACAATAGAAAATATATTGGCAAGAAACTGGCACAATTTAAACGCTCAAAACCACCACTTAAAGGAAGAAAAAACAAAAGACGCACCACTGTAGAAAGTGATTGGCGTACATACTATGGCTCATCGGACGAACTCAACGAAGATATTGAAATTATTGGTAAAGAAAACTTTAAACGTGAAATACTCTACTATTGTTATAGCAAGGCAGAGTTAAGTTACATCGAAGCAAGAGAACAATTCAAACACAAAGTATTAGAAACAGACGATTATTACAATGGGCATATACGTGTCAGAGTACACGGTAAAGGCATAATCAAAAAACAATTAAACGGCTAGATAGCCTCTTTATATATGATATGTAAGCGTTGCAGACTCGCAGTATTCTGCTAATTGAGGCAAGTAAAACCAACTTTAGGCATAAAAGATGCGGCTCTGAGAAAAAGCAACCGCAGCCAAACATGTATTGCTGTTATAGTACATGCTAGGTTCCGAAACTATTCGTGAAGGCTGAAGTAGGGGGTTAACGGGTTTCCGCCTCCGATGTACTATAAAGAATACATTAACAAGTTTAATGCACTCTTTATAGTACAAATCTTCTTATAACAGATGAGTGAATGACGCAGCAGAAAGCACATTTTTTCATGGCTTCACCCGGAAACGGGTGAAGTATGAGCTCAAGTTCGAGCAGATAGCATAAAGCTTCGCTTTAATAATCAAGTAAAAAAAAGTGAATGAACGAAAGTGAATGAACGAATGAGCGTTAGCTCATTCTCATATAATTAATTGATTTGCTTTCTTTGACATTTCCACATTATCCTCAATTACTTCATTAAAATATTTGTATTCTGATTGTGGAATATCGAGTAATTCAAACATTGAAACTCCTCCTCTCATATACCAAGCTATAGTTGTCATACTTTTTTTAATACGAGATATTTGTTTCTCATAGTCCTCTAATAGCCTCTCAATCTCTGGATTTGATAACGTTAAGAGGCGTATGCGAAAAAATTTGATTGATCAAAAGTAAATGGAGTGGTGTATTCGTGTGAGCAACTATCACATTTTGTATTCACTTTCTTTTCTGGGATACCTGCTACAACCTTTTCTAAATGTTTTCTAACACCATCAAAAAGCGCACGTTCGCTGTTGCTTACAAATTCAGCAATAAAATTTGGATCAGTTACTGTTTCACCTTCGGGTGTTATAATATGACTAATACTGCCACTTACATTTTTTACAGTATACTCTGTCATTTTTCTAAATATTTGAGTAAACCTTCTTTGCTTTTCTTCGTTATCTAATTCACTGTCATTAATAACAACAATAAGTCTTTGTTGTTCGAATTGTTCTTGATTTTGCATATTCACTGTTTCGAAATCGGCAGGTTTCATGAAAATTTGCATATTTTTATACATAAATGGAGCTTCGAAGCCACTTATATCAACAGGCATATCTAGAAATTGTTTTAGATCAATTTCGTAATTATCTGAGTTGTTGCATTCCGGACAAGTGCTTGTGTATTCCATTTTTTCGCCATAGCTTGCAATTCTTATTGCGATGAAAAGTGTATCTAAATCAATTGCTGGAACACACCATGCATTTTTTATACTAGGCACGCAACTGTGTATCATATCTACTACTGCTTGCCCATTTAGTAATGCATCGGGTGTATTAACACCTATCTCATCTCTAGTGCTCATAGGCAGTATAGCAACTTCACCGTTAATTGGCATCTCTAAAGTATTGCGAGGATAAAAATTTCCGTTACTAGGTAATTTTACATAAATTGACGGTTGTCTCATAAATTTATGTAAAGGATTTGAATTTTGCTGAGATTGCATCATTGCAATTTGTTCAGGGTTCATTGAAAATTGATCAGGTGATTCTGACATATTTTTCTCCAGATAAATATAATATACTAAGTGTATTTATATACGCATATAACTGGAGATTTTTTCCTTGGCTATAATCGAAGTACCTGGAATAGGACCTGTACAAGCTGACGGATTTGCAGAAGAACAAACACTTCAGCGTGTGCTTGCTGCAATTCAATTGCAAACAGAATCGCAAAAAACTGTACAAAGCGGGGGAATTGCAAGCCTGAATGCTATTTCGGCTAGAGCAGCACAAAATATCAAAGATTTAGCAGAAGAATCTAGAGCTGGTAGCGGAGCTGTAGAACAAGCATCTCAATCAATTAAAGATAGTCAAACTGCAGTAGCTAAAGCAAATAGAAGATACAGCAGTTATGTTGATAGTCAGCAAAAGTTTTTAAATTCTGCTGCCAAAGGCCCATTGGATTTATTAGAAACAGCAGGATCTTCGATTAAAGGAACTATAGACAATGTTTTAGACGGTGTGATAAAAAGCGGCGGCGGCTTTTCGTCAATACTTGCTGGCGCTAGTAAAGCAGTGTTGGGATTTACTGCGTTTCTAGCAGGTGCTATACCAGGTGATCTTAACAAAATGGCAAAAAGCTATTATGAAGTCCAATCTGCAGGCGGCTTATTTGCTGGAAGTATGTTAGATTTCAGAGCTGTTGCTCTTGCTAGTGGCTTAACAATGGAACAATTTGGTAATGTAATTAAAAAAAATGCAGAAGATGTAAGCAAATTTGGTGGACAATCTCTAGCAGGTGCACAGGCGTTTGTTAGACAGAACGCTGATCTCATACGCAATCAAGGACAAGAACTCTTGCGGTTGGGGTTAAGTTTTGAAGATATGGGTAGCAGAACTGCAGAATTTATGGCTATGATTAACGAAAGTGGGCAAAGTTTAGATCAGTTAGGGTATGATACTGCAAGTGTTAGTCTTGCAACTAAACAACTTGTAATAAATCAAAAGGCCCTTGCTGCAATTAATGGAACAACACTAGAACAAGAGCGTGAAAAAATGCGTCAGCAGCGCAAAGATGCGCAACTCAATGCTGTAATGATGGGACTAACAGCACAGCAGAGACAAGGAATACAAGAGCTTAGTGCAACGTTTCCACAAGCCACACAGTTTATCAAGGAGTTTGTAGCATTTGGTGGTCCAGTTAGTAAAGAAGCATTGATGCAACAAAGCATGATGGGTGCAACTACTGATGCTATTGCTAATACATTAAATCGTATAGAAGCCGGCGCCGATCCTACTGCAGCAATCAATGCTCTTAAAGAAATGAGTGCAAGTAGTGGAGCGATTGCGGGAGAAACCGCAGCAATGGCAGATCTTGTAAAATTAGGTGTTGCTGGTAGTACGAATAGTTTTGTGCAAATGGCAGAAAGAAACTTTCAACAACAATTTGAACTTTCTAATAAACTTACTGCTGGTGTTGTGGATATGACAATAAATGAACTAAACGAAAGTTTAACTGGATTTAGACACGAAGCAGATCAATTTACTTCAGCACTTACAAGTATGAGCACAAGCGCTCAAGCATTTACTGTTGCGTTAGGAAGTGCTGCCCTTGCAGCATATCAAACAACTGTTGGTGACGAAATGATTGCTCTAGCAGACAATGCAATGGCAGCGTTGTCTGGTGTAGTAATGGATGCAGCAAAAGCATTAGATAAAGCTACATCTGATAGAGTTGCACTAGGAACTGAATCATTTAGAAAAAAAGTTCCAGGCATGCCGGAAGAAGCTAATACAGCTCCTTTTGAAGCTTTTGATTTAAAACCAACAGATAGTGCGTTATTGGATAAATTTAAGATCGGAAATTTTGGAGACATATTTTCAACTGCAATACAAGCAAATACAACTGCTACAAATACATCAACTGTAGCTACAAATAATAACAGTAAACAAGCACAAATGGTGTCGGAATCAATTAACAATCTTAACCAACAAATAGAAGCACTTGCTAATAAAATAGGAACAGATTCTTCAACGGCTGCAAATGCTGCAGGCATATCTCCAAACTTACTTGGCGCCGCCGGTGCTTTGCCAGGCGACACTAATGCAAGTAGCCCACAACCAAGTGCATCTACTATAGGAGATCAAAGCAGTGCAATTATTCCCGAACTACAAAGAATGAATAAAAAATTAGATTCTGTTATTAGAAATACAGCAAATACTGCTACAAATACTGCATAAACATTTAGGTAAATATAGAATAAGGTATTATAATAAGATATGAGTTGGAAAAAGCATTTTTCGTTAGTCAAGACTGATAGTCCTCTCACTAATGTAGGAAATAACGGTGGCACAGACGGTGCAAAATATAGTCATTATGCAAGTCACTTGCCTGAAGTTTATGTAGGGCACCCGAATCGTACTGAACGATACGGTCAATATGAAACTATGGATATCGATAGTGAAGTTAATGCTGCATTAGATATTCTTGCTGAATTTTGTACACAAACAAATAGCGAGAATGGAACAACATTTGATATATATTTCCACGAAGCGCCCACAGAAAGTGAAGTTGATATTATTAAAAAACAACTCACTAATTGGAATAACTTAAATGATTTTAACAAACGAATGTTTAAAATGTTTCGGAATGTTTTAAAATATGGAGATCAAGTTTTTATACGAGACCCTGAAACATTTGAGCTTTATTGGGTTGAAATGGGCAAAGTTACAAAAATTATTGTAAACGAAAGCGAAGGAAAAGCACCTGAACAATACGTAATTAAAGATATTAATCCCAATTTTGAAAATTTAACAGTCACAGCAAATACATATAGTGATCACAGCAATAAGGGCGATCTTTACAAAAATAGAGGGTATATACAGCCTAGTAATTTATATGACGGCGGCGGAGTTAGTGCGCAAGGACGTTTTGACAAAGCTTTAAACGAAAAAGCAATCGAAGCAGAGCATATTGTGCATGTTAGTTTAACAGAAGGTTTAGATCCTAACTGGCCTTTTGGCAACAGCATACTAGAACAAATTTTTAAAGTATATAAGCAAAAAGAACTGCTCGAAGATGCAATTATTATCTATCGTATACAACGTGCTCCTGAACGTAGAATTTTCTATGTTGATGTTGGAAATATGCCTAGTCATATGGCAATGAGCTTTGTTGAGCGTGTAAAAAATGAAATACATCAACGCCGTATTCCTAGTCAAACAGGCGGCGGTGTTAACATTATGGATACGACATATAATCCATTGTCCATCAACGAAGATTACTTCTTTCCACAAACAGCAGAAGGGCGCGGATCAAAGGTTGAAACACTACCAGGCGGCACAAACTTAGGTGAAATTGACGATCTTAAATATTTTACAAACAAGATGTTTAGAGGATTGCGTATTCCTACAAGTTATCTTCCTACAGGAATCGATGAAGGTGTTGTTGCATATAACGATGGCCGTGTTGGTACTGCGATGATTCAAGAAAAACGTTTTAATGAATATTGCATTCGCTTACAAAGAATGATGGCTAGTACGTTTGATAGAGAATTCAAAATGTTTTTAAAATGGCGCGGCGTTGAAATTGACAACAGCACATTTGAATTACGCTTTAATAATCCTCAAAATTTTGCAAGCTATCGAGAAACTGAAATGGATAGTGCTAGAATCAATACATTTCAAGCACTAGAAGGGTATCCTTATCTAAGTAAACGTTTTCTTATGTCACGATATCTGGGAATGACAGAAGAAGAAATGTCAGAAAATACCAAATTGTGGCGCGAAGAAAATGCAGATATAAGTGTTGAGAGCGAAATTCCAAGTATGCGCAGTGTTGGAGTAACATCCGGTGGAATACAAAGTGATTTAGAATCTTTTGAATTACCCGATGAAGAAATTGCAGCAGAACCAGGCGGCGGCGAAGAAGGCGGCGCCGGCGAAGCAACAGCAACAGGCGAAATAAGCCCTTTGACGCCACCAACAAGTGAACCCCCTACAACATAAATAGCAGTAGGAGATAGCAATGTTTTTAAATGAATTAGCACAACCTCAAAAGAACGAAAATAAAAATTATCAAGATTCTAGTGTAGCTATGAAGCAAGACACTCGCAAATCAAGGTTGACTATTGAACAAATAAGTAAATTAAGAAAACTGAGTGATTTAAAATCTATAGAATATAAAGAGTCTATAGCAGAAATAAGACGCCAATTTGCCCCCGCTGCAACTGAATAAAAAAATATTATCATTTTTTTAAGCTTCAAAAAGTAGCATTTAACTCCTCATTTGTAATAAAAACTAAATAAAACTACAAATGCCTAAAGATATAGGAGTTATACAAATGACAAACAAATTTGAGCAATTGATTGAGCTTTTCATCGCAGAAGACGAAGAAGGCGCAAAAGAGCTGTTCCACGACATTGTAGTTGAAAAATCACGTAGTATTTACGAAGGTTTAGTAGACGAAGATCAGATGGAAGAAACAGCAGAAGTAGAAGTTGAGGAATCAGAAGAAGTATCTGAGGAATCAGAAGAAGTATCTGAAGAATCAGATTTTGACGAAGATCTAGGCGGCAACTCAGCTGAAGATATGATCGACGACATCGAAGCAGACGAAGAAGGTCTTTCGATGGAAAATGATGAAGGTGAAGAAGAATTAGAAGATCGTGTAGTAGATATCGAAGATGCACTAGACGAACTTAAGGCTGAATTCGAAGCGTTAATGGCTGGTGATTCAGACGAAGAGCCAGAGATGGACATGGACATGGACATGGACGATGAAGGCGAAGAAGAAGATGAAGGCGATGAGATGGAGATGGAATCTGTTGAAGAAACAGAAGAAGTTGTTCGCGAATATGAAGAAAAAGCTCCAGCGCCTGTGACTTCTGAAGAAGGTGACGGATCAACAGGTCCAGTTGCTAGCAAAAACGATATGGGCGGCAAAGCAGTAGATCCGACAGGCGAAGAAAGTGGCAGTGCTACTCCAAAGTCAACAGTACAAACTGATGCAGCTGATCCACGTGATGCAACAATGAGTAAAGCATAATCCTATGTTATACTTGAGAGAAAACCTAACCAATGCACAATCTAATACTGTAGTAGAAGCTACAGAAAATAGTGCTGGCGGCAAGGATCTCTACATGAAAGGCATTTGTATTCAGGGCGGGGTTAAAAACGCAAACCAGCGTGTTTACCCCGTTACTGAGATTACTAATGCTGTTAAGACCATCAACGAGCAAATTAAAGCTGGCAACAGTGTACTTGGAGAAGTTGACCATCCAGATGATCTAAAAATTAATATTGATCGTGTTTCACATACAATCGAAGAGATGTGGATGGATGGGCCTAATGGGTATGGTAAACTTAAGATTCTTGGAACTCCAATGGGTCAACTTGTGAAAACAATGATCGAAGGTGGAGTAAAGTTAGGAGTTAGTAGCAGAGGCAGTGGTGAGGTAAACGAATCAACTGGTAATGTTAGTAACTTTGAAATTGTCACGGTAGATGTCGTGGCACAACCTAGCGCACCTAATGCATATCCTGTAGCGATTTACGAAGGACTACTTAATATGAAAGGCGGCGCTAAAGTACTTGAAATAGCAGATGAAGCGAGAGCAGATGCTAGAGTACAGAAATACCTGAGAGAAGAAATGTTTCGTCTTATCAGGGACTTGAAGATCTAGGAGATCAAAATGCTAGATGCTATTAAACCACTTTTGGATAGCGACCTTGTTAATGAAGATACTCGCACAGCCATTGCCGAACAATGGGAGGCAAAGCTAAGTGAGGTTCGTAATCAAGTAACAGCAGAACTTCGTGAAGAGTTCGCACAACGCTATGAGCATGATAAATCTACTATGGTTGAAGCCTTAGATCGCATGATTACAGAAGGTCTAACTACTGAAATTGAACAAATCGCCGAAGAGCGTAAAGCAATTGCAGAAGACCGTGCTAAGTTTGTTAAAAAGATGAGAGAATCGTCCGAAACATTCGACAGCTTTTTAGTTAAAACATTGAGTGAAGAAATTGCGGAACTTCGCAACGAACGTGCTCAACAGCAAGAAATTGTAGAAAAGTTAGAAAACTTTGTTGTTGCACAACTTGCTGAAGAAATTGAAGATTTCCAAAAAGATCGTCAAGATGTTGTTGAAACTAAAGTACGCTTAGTAAAAGAGGCTAGAGAAAAGTTTGATACTTTAAAAACTAATTTTGTTAAGCATACAAGTAAAGCAGTTAACGAAGCAGTAACAAGCTATCTTAAAGGTGAAATGAATCAACTTAAAGAAGATATTCAAATTGCAAAAGAAAATACTTTCGGACGTAAAATCTTCGAAACTTTTGCTACAGAATTCTCTGCAAGTCACCTCAATGAAAATCAAAAGATTAAAGAACTAGAAGCTGCAGTGCAAAATGCTACAGCAGAAGTTGCTAAAATCAATGAGAGTCTTGAAGAGAAGACTAAATTAGTTGAGAGCAAAGAGCAAGAAATTGCTATGATTAACGAAAGTGTTGAGCGTAAAGAAAAGCTTAACTCTTTGTTAAAGCCACTCAACAAAGAAAAGGCAGCGATTATGACTGACCTACTAGAAAGCGTACAGACAGCTAAATTGCAGTCTGCTTTCGATCGTTATCTACCAGCAGTATTGGACGGAAAAAAAGCAGTAACTCCTAATAAAAAGGAAGTAATTGTAGAAAATCGTACAGAAGTTACAGGTAACAAAGAAACAAAAACAGTAGAAGTTAAAGATGACAGCAATATTGTTGACATCCGCAAACTCGCTGGCTTAAAATAAAGTACTAAAGAGGAGACATTAAATGTCAGACGTACTACTAGAGAGCCGTTGGGACGATACAAAAGACGCACTACTTGAAGGTCTAGAAGGTAATCGCCGCAACAGCATGAGTGTTGTTTTAGAAAACACAAAACGTTACTTGCAAGAGGCAGCAGGCACAGGCGCAACTGCAGCTGGCAACGTAGCAACACTTAACCGTGTGATCCTTCCAGTGATCAGACGTGTTATGCCAACAGTTATTGCTAACGAAATCGTTGGTGTACAGCCAATGCAAGGTCCAGTGGGACAAATTCACACATTGCGTGTGCGTTATGCAAATACAGTAACATCAAGTGCAAGTGCACCTTTTGATACAAACACAGTAGCTGGTGATGAAGCACTTTCACCATTTAAAATTGCTACAGCATATTCAGGTTCGACTACAACAGGTCGTGCTGACACAACTGCAGCAAAAGAAGGTACTGGTGGAAATCAGCTTTCAATTCAGATCCTAAAGCAGCCTGTCGAAGCAAAGACACGCAAGCTACAGGCACGCTGGACTTTTGAAGCAGCACAAGATGCACAGTCAATGCACGGCATCGATGTTGAAGCAGAAGTAATGGCAGCTCTTGCACAAGAGATCACTGCTGAAATCGACCAAGAAGTACTTGGTTCACTTCGCTCACTTGCAGCAACAGAAGAAACATATAACCAAGCAGCAGTTTCTGGTACAGCAACATACGTTGGTGATGAGCATGCAGCACTTGCAGTTCTAATCAACCGTACAGCAAACAAGATTGCACAGCGCACACGTCGTGG